CATATTCCTTGTGGAAAAACAGCTTGACCGTTCCTAGACTGCCATGTCTATTTTTCTCAAGAATCAATTCTGTAACATTATCAGGTTCCTCCTGCTCCTCACGATTGTAGTAAGCTTCTCGATAGAGAAATACGACTATATCAGCATCTTGCTCGATCGAACCGGACTCTCTTAAATCTGATAGCACGGGCCTTTTGTCGTTCCGTTGTTCAACCCCACGAGATAGCTGACTCAATGCAATTACTGGAACTTTCAATTCCTTTGCTAATATCTTCAATTGTCTGGATATTTCAGACACTTCCTGTTGCCGATTTTCTCGACCTCTACCAGTGATTAGCTGAAGATAATCAATTACAATCAGTCCAAGGCCACCGGTCTCTTGAGACAAGCGTTTGGCTCTGGATCGAATCTCAGCGATTTGAATTCCTGCTGTATCGTCAATATAGATTTTTCCTTTTGCAAGTTGCTCCTGTGCCAGGATCATCCTGCGCCATTCACTTTCCGACAAGTTTCCTGTTCTTACATGATATGACGGAATCAATCCTTCGGCTGACAGCATACGCTCTACAAGGCTTTCTGCCCCCATTTCAAGAGAGAAAATTGCCACTGGTTTTCCAGCTCTTATTGCCACATTTTGGGCGATGTTTATAGCGAAAGCTGTTTTTCCCATTGCTGGCCGTGCTGCAAGGATAATCAGATTGTCAGTATGTAGACCAGTCGTGATATTGTCAAAGTCCGTGAAGCCTGTTGGTGTCCCTGTTACATCACCGACACGTTGCGAGCGCTCATCAATAATTGACTGTGTGGAATCAATGACATCGATAATTGGACGGAAACCAGTCTGTTTGTCATTTGCTATATTTGACAAAGCTTGCTCAGTCTGAACGAGTATGTCATTTAAGTCTGATTGCCCATCATATACGTTAGCTATTGTTTGATTGAGATCTTCAATAACCTTTCGTGCTCTCGCTTTTTCGGCTACAACCTTGGCATAATGCTCAATGTGAGCACTGGTTGGTACGGCATTGATAAGACTAGCGAGAAATGCCATCCCACCGATTCGATCAAATTCGCCTATTGAGTCAAGTGCTGATTTAACTGACACGGGGTCAATTGGTTCTCCCTTGTCAGTTAAATCTTCCATGACTCCAAAGACAATGCCGTGTGATAGTTTGTAAAAACTTTCTTTTGTGAGGTACTCTGAAGCAATTAGGATTTTATCTGGATCAACGAATACTGATCCGATTACTGCTTGTTCAGCAAGAAGATCGTGAGGCAGGATATTTGTTTTTTCTGCCATTGATTAATCCTTTCTATATTTGATATAATAAAAATAAAAATGATTGGAGTTTAATATGACTTCTCAAAATAACAACAACATGGAATTTAATCACATCCCAATTTCACCGGAAACTGGTGATGCTTTATTTAAACCTGCCGCATCATCAATTGGGAATGCTGTAGGAACTGTGTTGGATGGCATCTTCCATGTTGTTTTGGATCCAGTACGCAAATTCAACATTCAAAAAGAACACGATTTAAAACTCTTTCAAAAAGAAATTCAAGAAGAGGTTAATAAAATTCCTATTGAATATAGAGATGATTCTAAAGTAGGTATTGTTTTAAAATCTATTGAGGATTCAAGATACCAATTGAATGAGGTGGAGATTAGAATTTTGTTTGAAAAATTAATTTCTGCTTCTTTTGATAGCCGTAAGAATACCAATATTACTCCAATTTTTAGTACCATTCTCTCTAATATGACACCTAAAGAAGCTAAATTGTTGGAAATGATTTATAAAAATCCATATAGTCTCGTTACAATTTGCAAACCAAAAATTGTTAACAATGATACATCTGCTAGTAGAACTGTGGGTAGAACTCATTTATTATTTAAATCAGAATGGTCTTCAAGTTATGATCTGGAATTAACTATTTTAAGCTCTCATAATTTGATAAATGTTCATGAAGGTGAATATCTTACACATGAATTCTTTTCTGTTGACTACGAAGAATACAAAAAATATCTAGATGATCTTAATCCACATTATGAATTAAAAGCAAATGAAGAACTAAGTTTTGAGAAGTCTTACGTATCATTGACAGAACTTGGCCAACTATTTTGTGATATTGTTTTTGAGAATTAATATCTTTTTGTCAATTCTATCTTCCATTTTCTTTAACTCGTTTGCTAACTGTTTTGAATACAACGCCAAAACAACTAGTGTTAAAAAAAAGCTGATAATAATTGTTAATAACATTTAAACTCCTTATCTACGATATCCGAAACGCATTGCTTGTCGAGCTTCTTCGATTTGTTGTTTTTTCTTGATTAACTTTTTTAATTCCCGTTTTGACTCTTTGCATCGCTCGCTAATTGAGCTGATGATGATCATTTGAAATAGGACCACGATGATTAATACTCCGACTAAGATTTCTGCTAACATTTTAATTCCTCCAATATTCTTCTAAATCTACAGCCATGATTGCTGCCAGGTTCTTTTGTTCTGTCAAAATTTGGCGCTTATAAGGGGCCAATCCTTCTTCTCGTTCTTCTTGTGTTTTCGGTATGTAATATCCATTTGTTTTTTGTTTTTTTGCAACAATAGGATGTCCGAAATTCACACGCAAGCTTTCAATAATATTTTCGAGTGTTCTCTTATCGTAATGAAACACGTCTCTAATTGAACTTGCTTCAATTGGCAGTTCGTGAGTTGCCTTATTCTTAATGTAGTTTAGGACACTTGCCTCTGCGGCTGTCATGTCACGAGATATTGTCATGTATACCTCCATTGTGTTATAATTTAATTAGTTAATTTGGAAAGCGCCTGATTTTTTCGGGTGCTTTTTTTACTTTTGCATTGATCTGCAGAATCGTTGTACATCTTCCAGATTGTAGAGATATTTTCCACCTTTACCAGATTGTTGGTATTGAAATTTCCCTTGATCTCTCCACTCTTCTAACTTAGTTCTACCCCAACCGGTCTCTTCTTGGAGTTTCTTGATTGGAACCCAAGTGGTATATCTGGATGATCTTCTTTTTGCTTCATTCAATGCTTTTAGATTTAGTTCGACCAGTTCTTCAAAGAGTCTTTCTTTGAATTCAGTTCCAAATAGTTCTATTGCCATAAAAGCTCCTTTATTCATCCATCAGTTTATCTATTGAAACATTCAAATAGTCAGCTACCTTTTTTAAAGTCTGTGATAACGGAATACTTGAGTTCCACTTTCTAATACTTCCATTACTTAAATCTAAATCTTTTTCGATTCTGTAAATAGAAATATTTTTTTGCTCAGCTATATTTTTTATTTTGTCGTATAGCATCCAGGCACTCCTTTCTTTTGAAAATTTCATAAGAAAATAATCTCGTTTCCGTTGACAAATAATAGAAAATATTCTATCATTAGTGTATAGAAAAGAGAGCTATAAAAATAAGTTGTTATCTCGTTGTCTTGGCGGACTTAATAGATATTTTTAACTTACTGTTTTAGCTTTTGAATTAACTTACAAGAATAGTATAATAGAAAATTTTCCTCTTGTCAATAGATAAAATAGAAAATTTTACATTTTTGTAAGTTTTTTTGAAATAAGGAGGAAATTGTCGATGAGTTTACTTGAAAAAATCAAGTTATTAGCTTCTACTCATCAAATGTCATTAGCTGAATTGGAAAGACGTTTGGATTTTAGCAATGGCAGTCTGAGAAAATGGGGAACTTCGATTCCAAGTGGCGATAAAATAGAAAAGGTTGCTGATTATTTTAATGTTTCAACAGACTATTTGTTGGGCCGTACAGATAATCCAAGTATTGCAAAGAGTGGAGATATTCCTGAAACTATAGATCTTCGGAATATTGCGGCTCAATCTATGCTGTTTGATGGCAAACCACTTACTGATGAAGATATAGATTTTATCACTGCAGTGCTCGAAGCTCACTTAAAAAATAAATAGAGGTATGTTATATGACAATACAAGAGCTTTGCGCCCAAGAGGGTGTAAGTCTCTGCTATTTTGATGGGAGTGATTGGCATAGCCCTGGATTTTTTAATCCTGCTCTGAATGTTCTAGCACTTGATATAAACTTGTCTATTGAAGATCAGAAACAAGTTGCTCTACACGAATTAGGGCATAAAGAACACACTCCAATTCAATATGAGTTAAATAGAGAACTGTGCGAATTGCAAGCAGACAGAAGCATGATTCATCACTTACTTGAGGAAGAGTTAAAGCTGATGGATGATGTCAGAGATTTTAATTATCTGCATTTTATGGAAAAATACAGTCTAAAGACCATCGCAAATGAAACGATGGTCAAAGACGAATATAATTCACTAATTAGTTAAAGAGGAGAAAAAATAATGGCTATTTTTGGAAAGAATAATGATGAAAAAGAAATTGCTCAAAAGCAGAAATACTACAATGATGCTTATCCTTATTTTGAAAAAAATAATATGCTTAATATTTTAGAAAAATATCCAGAGCAGGCTGCCTACATTGGAAATGTCATGGATAGCAAAGCTGTGGCAATTATGAACGCAAGTGGGCCGGGTGCATTGGAAAAGGTACAGATCCAACAAAATCAAATCTTGATCCAACAAAATGAAGAAATAATTGAGCTTTTAAAGAGGTTAAAATAAAAAAACTCTCCATTTTTTAAAGGAGAATACAATGGAAATTAAATCTTACAAAAAGAAAAATGGTGATACTGCCTACGGATTTAGGATCTATGTCGGCAAAGAAAACGGAAAAGACAAGTATGTGAAGCGTCAGGGCTTCCAGACGAAAGCCAAGGCAAGAGCAGCACTTCTCCAACTTCGAACTGACCTTGAAAATAGTGAGGAAATCACTGTCAAGGAAATTACTGTCAAGGAAGTCGCTGAAAAATGGCTCAAGGAATATGCTGATACAGTACAGGATAGCACCTACATCAAGACAGAACGTAATATTAAAAATCATATCTATCCGACTTTAGGAGACAAGAAGATTTCTACTCTCACTCCTCTGCAACTTCAGGAACAAGTCAATGCCTGGTCCAAAAAACTTGTTTACGGACGTAAAATGAAAGGCTTGATGAATAACATATGTAAGTACGCTATCAGACATGGCTACATCTCAACAAATCCGGTTGAGAGTGTAACAACGCTGGTCAGAAAGCAAGTAGATACAGATAGCGATTTTTACGACAAAGATGAACTGAAATCTTTCCTTGAGTTAGTAGACAAAACAGATGAACTGAGAAAGAAAGTCCTCTTTCGGCTTCTGGCCTTTACAGGAGCTCGAAAAGGGGAGGTTTTAGCCCTCAAATGGGAAGACTGGACCAATAACACTCTGAGCATAAACAAAGCCATTACGAGAGGATTTGACGGGGAATCTGTCGGTCCTACAAAAAATAAAAGTAGTAACCGATTGATCAGCTTAGACGAAAAGACAAATGAACTACTCACAGAGTGGAGAGAAATGAATCCTACTACTACTTTTATCTTTGAGAATGAATTTGGAAAACCAATACCAGGAACACTACCACGGAAATGGCTACAACAAATTGTCAAAGATTCGGATGTGCGCCCGATTAGAATCCACGGCTTCCGACATACACATGCCAGCCTATGCTTCGAAGCTGGAATGACACTCAAACAGGTCCAGTATAGACTTGGACACTCAGATTTAAAAACAACCATGAACATCTATACGCACATCACTAGAGAGGCTAAGGATGATATTGGCGAAAAGTTCGCAAATTATATTGATTTTTAAACAAATAACATAAAAACAGACCCTTTGGATAAAAAAGGGTCTGTTTTTGGGTCTGTTAGTTTCAAAAAGGTTCAAAAAAGAATAGAAAGTATAAAACAAAAAACGTTGTTTTTACAACGTTTTAGAAACTTTTAGAAAACTTTAGAAAGTATATATGGAGCCGGTGGGAGTCGAACCCACGTCCAAACACCTGCCAGCATATTTGTCTACAACCATAGGTTATGTCTTATTTTAACAGCTACATGACACATAACTCAAGCCCTGTACCTGCGAGTCTATCAATCTCTTATCTAACTCCTAGACCAAGCTAGATCGTATCTCGCTAAAATTAAGACCTGTCATCAAACACGAGCGATTCGAATCGGGTCACGCCTGCTGGTGTTTAGGCAGCTAAAGCGTAAGAATTATTATTTTTTGCAGTTATATTTAACT